ATACTGTTCAAACAGTTGTAGAAAAGTATGTACCCCAGTGGAGGGATAGGATTATAACTATAACCGATACAATCCCATTAAAGATTGATACATTAGCAATTTTAAAAGATTATTATGCTAAGTATGTTTATACAGACACCCTCAAATTAGATACCATAGGTTATGCGGTGGTAAACGATACTATAACGCGTAATACTATCTTTTCACGTGATGTTACGACTAATATATTAATTCCAACTATAACGCAAACTAACACAGTATACATTAATAAAAGTGAATGGTATTGGGGTTTAAACTTAACAGGCAGGTCAAGCCAAATCAACTATTTAGGTGGTGGTTTGTTATATAAATCCAAAAATAAAAATATATATGGTTTAGGTGTGGGGGTTAATGAAACCTTCCAACCAGTTATATCAGCTAGCTATTACATAAAAATTGGAAAATAATGGCTGAGCAGGATTTAAAAAAGATAATTAGACAGGAATACTTAAAATGTGCTCAAGATCCAGCACATTTCATGAAAAAATACTGTTATATTCAACATCCTCAAAGGGGTAGAATACAATTTAATTTATACCCATTTCAAGAAAAAACACTACACGTCTTTAGAGATAATGATTATTCAATCATATTAAAATCCCGACAGTTGGGCATATCAACCTTATCTGCCGGTTATTCTTTATGGTTAATGTTATTCCATAAAGATAAAAACGTACTTTGTATAGCAACGAAGCAAGAAACAGCCCGTAACATGGTTACAAAGGTTAAGTTTATGTATGACAACTTACCTTCGTGGCTTAAAATTCCAGCAGAAGAAAATAACAAATTATCACTTAGGTTAAATAATGGATCTATAATTAAAGCAACATCTGCAAGTAGTGATGCTGGTAGATCAGAAGCAGTTTCACTTCTACTAATTGATGAGGCAGCATTTATTGACCAAATTGGGGAAATATGGGCATCTGCACAGCAAACCCTAGCAACTGGTGGGGGTGCTATTGTGTTATCAACTCCGTATGGTACAGGTAACTGGTTTCATAAAACTTGGGTTTCAGCTGAGTCTCAAGAAAACCAATTTATGCCTATTAAATTGCCTTGGTGGGTACATCCCGAAAGAAATCAAACGTGGAGGGACGCACAAGATGCTTTATTAGGTGATCCTAGATTAGCATCTCAAGAATGTGATTGTGATTTTAGTACATCAGGTGATACTGTATTTTATGCTGAATGGCTCGAATTTATTAAAGAAACAACAATCCAAGATCCATTAGAAAGAAGGGGTGTAGATCAAAATTTATGGATTTGGGAACCAGCTGATTACTCTAGAGAATATATGATAACAGCTGATGTTGCTCGAGGTGATGGTAAAGATTATTCGGCATGCCATGTAATGGATATTGCAACAAACACTCAAGTAGCAGAATATAAGGGCCAATTACCACCTAAGGAATTTGGTTATTTCCTTACAGGCTTAGCTACTGAATATAATAACGCAATGTTAGTAGTAGAAAACGCTAATATTGGTTGGGCTACATTAGATGCAATTCAAGAAAGAGGATATAGTAATTTATATCACTCTCCCAAATCAGACCAATTAACAGCCGAATCATACCTTCGTGTATTTGAAGGTAATAGTGAAATGATACCTGGATTTACTATGTCAATGAGAACAAGACCACTTTGCATTAATAAAATGAGAGAATTTATTGGTGATAGATCAGTAACTATCCGCTCAAAGCGTTTGCTTGAAGAAATGAAAGTATTTATTTGGAAAAATGGTAGACCTGAAGCTCAAAGTGGCTACAATGATGACTTGGTTATGCCATTTGGTATTGGTATGTTCCTACGAGATACGTCGCTCAAATTTCAACAACAAAGCTTAGATATGGCTCGTGCAACATTAGGTGGAATAAAATCAAATAAATCAACTCATAGTGGTGGGTATTCTAGTAATAATATAAGTAACCCATATGAGGTTAAAGTAAACGGACAAACCCACGATATAAAGTGGTTATTATAATATTTATAAATAAATAAAATGGCAGATAAAGGCTTATTTCCTAGATTAAGAAGATTATTTTCGACGGATGTTATTATTCGTAATACGGGAGGGAATCAACTTAATGTTTTCGACATTAACAAAATCCAACAATCGGGTGAAATTGAAACAAACTCATTAGTTGATAGATTTAATAGAATTTATTCAAATTCTTCTACCTCCCTATTAGGGGCACAACAAAATCTAAATTATCAATATTTAAGACCTCAACTATACTCAGAATATGATGCTATGGATACAGATGCCATTATAGCATCAGCCCTGGACATTATAGCCGATGAGTCAACTCTTAAAAATGATATGGGAGAGGTGCTACAAATTAAATCACCTGATGAAGATATACAAAAAATACTTTATAATTTATTTTATGATGTTTTAAATATTGAATTTAACCTTTGGCCTTGGATTAGGAATCTATGCAAATATGGTGACTTTTTCTTAAAATTAGAAATTGCAGAAAAATTTGGGGTATATAATGTTATCCCATACACGGCCTTCCACATTGAAAGAATGGAAGGTATGGATAGAGAGAATCCAAACGAAATAAAATTTAGATTTGACCCTGATGGTATAGCTGCTTCTGATTCTGGGTATTATAGTGTTCCAAATCAAGGAAACACACCTAATTCTATTGTATTTGACAACTATGAAATGGCTCACTTCCGTTTATTAACTGATATGAATTTCTTACCCTATGGTCGTTCTTATATTGAACCTGCCCGTAAGTTGTTTAAGCAATATGTGTTAATGGAGGATGCTATGTTAATTCATAGAATTGTCCGCGCCCCCGAAAAACGTATTTTCTACATGAATGTTGGAGCAATTCCTCCAAATGAAGTAGATGCGTTTATGGAAAAAACATTAAGTAAATTAAAGCGTACACCCCACGTTGATGAAAGAACAGGTGAGTATAATTTAAGATACAACATGCAAAACCTACTTGAAGATTATTACATCCCTGTTAGAGGAAATGATTCAAGTACTAAAATTGAAAGTGCAAATGGTCTACAGTGGGATGGTATTGAGGATGTTAACTACTTAAGAGATAAATTATTTGCCGCTCTTAAAGTACCTAAAGCCTTTATGGGTTATGACGAAAATACAGATGGTAAAGCTACATTAGCTGCCCAAGATATTAGATTCGCTCGTACAATTGAACGTATTCAAAGAATTGTAATTTCAGAATTATATAAAATTGCATTAGTTCACCTCTACACACAAGGTTATAGAGAAGAACAATTAGCTAATTTTACATTATCATTAACAACTCCATCAATAATTTATGATCAAGAAAGAGTAGCATTGATGAAGGAAAAAATGGATTTAGCAGCTCAAATGACTGAAACCAATTTATTCCCAACTGACTTTATATATGATCACTTATTCCATTTAAGTGAAGACCAATATGATGACTTTAGAGATCTAATTAGAGAAGATGCAAAACGTAAATTTAGAATAGATCAAATAGAAGCCGAAGGCAATGACCCAGTAGAAACCGGAAAATCATATGGTACACCTCATGATTTAGCTTCGCTATATGGTAAAGGAAGAATGTATTCCGATCCCGGAGAAGTTCCAGAACCAGAAACCTACGATGAAAAGAATCCATTAGGTCGCCCAAAAGAAAAAGTATCCAAACGTAACACTCAAGATGATAATTTTGGCAAAGATCGTTTAGGTGCTAAGGGAATGAAAAAAGATTATAATGATACTAATAAAAGTCCTTTAACTTTAGAAAATAATTCGAGAGTTCTACAACACCAATCTATGTTAAATAAAATTCCTGTAAATAGTAAAAAGTTAGTATTTGAACAGAATAGCGCAGACGAATCGCTACTTGATGAAGCAAATATCAAGGAACAATAATTTTAATATATTTATAAAAAAATAAGTATTGATGTATATAAAACACTCAAAATTTAAGAACACGGGCATTCTGTTTGAGGTATTAGTAAGGAAAATTACTTCTGATACTTTATCTGGAAAAGACTCGGCTGCTATCAAGATATTAAAAAAATATTTTGTTAATACTGAATTAGGAAAAGAATACAAATTGTATGAAACTGTATTTAAGTCTAAAAACTTAAATGAAAACAGAGCAAATTCCATACTTTCTACAGTATTAGAAACATCAAAAAAACTTAATAGGACTCGAATCCGAAAAGAAAAATATAACCTCATTAGTGAAATGAAGGAGCACTATAATGTTGAAGATTTATTTAAAACTAAATTAACTGACTATAAAGCTCAAGCTTCCTTATACACCTTAGTTGAAACTTATAATA